GGCAAGAACTGCTTGAGGGGACTAGGTACGTCACTGAGATAGGCTTCAGTGGCGTCGTGCAGCAACCCCTCCATGGGGTCGCCAAGCTTCAACTTCTCCATCAGTTCGGACACCATAATCGAATGCTCGGCCACGCTATAGAACTTCTTGCACTGGCCATTCCAGCGGCACAGTAAGCTCAGCGAGTGGGCGATATCATTGATGTCGAATGGGGGATTCTCGTCATTGACATTGAAGAGACGGCCAGAGGAAGTTTCAACACTACCCTTGCCTGCCTCTTTGTAGGCTGCTCCGCCGTCGGGCACCGCGTTCAACTCTAGCATCGTCTTCTCCATGTTCCGGAAGTATGTCTTCGTGAATGTATCGTCGCAATGTCGCATACTTGAATCCAAGGCGCGCTGCGACAGCTTTGATAGATGTTCTACAGTGGAGGCGGTAACATCGCTGGGCATAGCGTACCTGCTCCCTAGTGATTGGGATCTTAGGATGACCCTGTTTTCGCTTTGCCAAAAGACACCCTTAACCCGTCTGTGTTTGAGTACCACTTGGCCGATTCCGCATTCCATTTTATGGGATCGGGACCCGGACCGTACACTGCCGTATCACTGCCCCATTTGGTGGGAACAGGGGCAAACGGCGGCGGATCCTTTAGCTTGTCGCGCTTCAGCCACTCAAGCAGTTCCACTAGTTTCTTAGAAGTAGAGGCCGGGCCTAGCTCAGGAGGCAGCCAAGGTTTGCTGGCCGGTACGCTGCCAGGCCGTACACCACCGGGATACGGTATGAACATTCGGTCGCTGCCATCTGAAAAGGAGACGTGCACAATCTCCATGATTGGCACGTCCTCCCGTTTCTTCACATGAATCGGCAGGTACAGTTCAGCCTGCTCTTTAGTTGGGAACGCCACGACTGGTTTCTTGTCCTCAAGGACCAGCCAGAGTCCCAGTTCCTGACGTTCGATCTCCATTACACTACAACCTTACCAATGAAGGTGACCGAGATGATGTCTACAGAACCGCGCTTATCTCGGCTGTTCTTCCACATCCACACCCAGAAGCGATCAATGGCGGCGTCGAAGGTCGAACCTGCAACGTCAACCTTCTTAGACTCAGTCCACCACGAGCGCTTGTATTCAACAGTGAATTCGCTTTTCATGTTACCTCAGAAAGGGTTCACATCTTTGACACGGTCTTCCGACAGCTTGGCGTAGCCAGCAATGTCGTGCCACGAATCAGTACGAGACTGGGGAGGAGCGCCGTCTTCAGCACCCACCACGATCCGGCTGACCTTGTGGAAGATCATGTCGAGAGATTCCCGTTCATAGGGCAGCAAGGCTTTGTAGCCCGGTCGCACCCTGAACAGGTCTTTGATGGCCTGACACAGATCACTGTTGACCGAGTACTCACCGTACTGCTTATGCCGGGCTGCAATAGTATCTGTGACTGCCATCCTTACACCAGCAGATCTTCGATCTTGGCAGTGATACGAAGGGCACGATCCGCTTCGGCTTCGCTTGCCTCAGCAGCCGAGAGGGCAGCCTGAGCATCGAGACGACGCTGAAGAGCGTTGGCCCTTTCCGTTTCAGCCAGGGCTTGGAGCTTGTCCGTCAGCTTGTTCACATCGGACAGAATGGAATCGACAGTAGCACGACTAAACACATCAACCTCCAGGTACAATCAACTGCTTCGGCTCCGGTGCAACCACCAGGGGCTGAATAGCTTTGAGCTTCTGTAACGCATTGGCATTGGCTTGCATTGCCAACTCGGCACGAAGCCGGGCGATAACAACTTCTAGAATAGTACCAAACTGTTTGCGTTCCTCAGCAGGCATGGCCTTGAGGTACGGCAGTTTGGTGTAATCAATCTTGGCCTTGAGGTCGCCCGCTCCTTCGGAGCAAGCGACGTACACGCCATCATCAGTCAACTCGAACGTAACCATTACTTCACCACTGAATCTTCAGGAGTCGGGGACATCTTGTTCTGATACAGGTGGCGTACAGCCCGAGCCACGAAGGCTGCGTTCCCAAGGGGAACATCCTCCGGCTCAGTCATGTGGCGCTCCAGATCAGTCACCAGGCCCATGTCAACCGCGGTAGCCCAACAAGTCGTGAGGTCACGAGCCTGACCCGGCTGCCACGGGGCTTCCTTCTTGCAGTACTTGATAGCGTTCTCGACCGTGTTTAAGGCAGCACGGTTGGCCCAGATGGCCGCACAGCGGTGCTTGTTGAATGCCTCGATCACTGAGGTCATGGCCGCAACCAACGGCACAGGAGGCGTCTGGTTAATGATAGCCTTACGGGCCATGCCAGATGCAATCATCCACTCCTGAACCTTGGGCCAGTTGTACGCTCGACCCTGCTGATCCCAATCCACTGTCTTGAAGTAGTGCTCATTGGCACCCCCGGTATCCCGAGGGTCGAACACCACCCAACCAATAGAGCCGATCACACCATCCGCATTGTTGGACAGAGTGCTCACGTCGATGGCCATGTGACGTTCGCCGGGAGGCGTCGTCGGGGCAGGCACCAACGGAAGTTCCATCTGCTGTTCACTCGGCATTCATAATCTCCTGCTTCCAACGAGCCACTGCCAGCCCACCCAGTCGGGTGTTCTCAGCCAGCAGCTTCAAACCTTCGGCCTTCATCTCATCCAACAGAGCAAGGTGCTCAAGGATACCGTCTCGGACGATGAACAGACGAGCCACTTCCGGGCTCACTGCGCTCTCTTCTTCCTCCGATCCGTCATGAAGACCTTCGTCGGTCGGTCCCGACACATCTGACCCGAGTAGAAGCGGTCGCTCATCCTCTGGAAGTTCGCCAGTCCGATCACTCTCTCCGCTGGTGCCGAGCACCCCGGCTTCTGACACGATGACCTCGCGTCTTCCTTCATCGAGTGAACCACTTCGACTTGATGCCCCTTCTTGCACAGGTAGGTGTATGTTGGCACGCACATTCTCCAAGAACGTAATCAGTTCGTCGATCTGATCGACATCATTCAGGCTCAAGTTCGCTGAGATCTTCATCGTAGTCATCTCCTAGTTCAGCTTTCAGAAAGGCAATCAACTTGTAGGGGAACGCCTCGACCAACTCTTCACTGGAGATGTCGAGTACATCAACGACGTAGTCGGGGTCGAGTTCCTTCAGATCCTCGATCATCTCTCGTGGCGTTCTGCTCATTTGCGTTTCCTCCGTGCCCCAATCGGGGGCCACGCACCGCAGGACTGACACTCCAGTCGGTCGATCTCCATCGTTCGAGTAAGACGAGTACCACGCTTTTGCAGATGAGTACTACCGCAATTAGAACAAGCAAGACCACCAACAAGGTGCGGATGCTTATCGAGATAGGGTCGAAGTTTGACATACAACTCCTCCAGCAGCGTCACATCCTTCTTGTTGTACCGCTTCATAATGCGACGCGAAGCCGCCACACCATCCAGTACTTCGGGCCACAGCTTGAAGCCGTGGTGCTTGATCTTTGATCCGATGCCCAGCAGCCAGCACAGGTACATCAGCTTAGCACTGAAGTAGCCCAGCTTTCTGGTGAACTTGTACAGATCAATGCTAGTCAACGGCGGCAAGGGCGGCAGCCCGAACCGGATCAACTGGCCCTTGATCTTGGGCAGGTCGAAGCCATCACCGTTGTAGGTGACTACTGCGTCAGCCTTGACGAGCAGGTCCCACAACTTGGACAGATACTTCGGATCCTCCCAGTACGCACCGAACTTCATCCCTCGTTTGCCATGCCACTTGGCTGACCAACAGATGATACCGTCCGCCTCTTTGATCTGCTCGGGTGTCACCACCTGCTTGCCACCACGCCAGACATACGCTAACGCAGGACGCGTCTCGATGTCAAGGTGAAGGATCTTAGGGGCGCTTGCTTTTGCCACTCTTCTTCTCCTTCACCGTACCAGCCATCGGCGGACCCGAGACCTTACGACGTGCAGCCATGTGCAACCTGAATGCTGTCTGCGATGCAGCTTTGTTTGCCCACTTGGGTTTGTTCATAGACTCACCTTTATACTTACGTACCGCTGTAAGGGCACTGAGTATACCAGGTGGGAGCCCAACCCCAACGTGATAGGCGATGCCGTGCTCTTTGGCCCAGTCGGAATACTTGACCGCAGACCCCTTTCGGATAGCATTGTCTCGCTGAAAGATGAGACAAAGCGAGGGCTCGACGAGAGCAATAGCTGCGAACTTAGTCCGTTCAGCGCTTGTGAGACGCCCTTTAGTCTCCAGCACGTAAGACCCAGCACGAAAATCAGGCAGATAATAGCGATGCTTGAGAACATCTTTACCCCCACATGTCGCACACTGACCTGATCGTACCTTCACATGGTACTTGATCTTGCCGTGTTCGTACTTGAACTTGATTCCGTTCGCCTTTAAGAAGGCGGCGAACTTCTCCTCCAGCTTAGACCGGTACTTCGGGGACACGGGGCACCTCGTTGACATCTGTCAACCACACCGGACCTGCTGCATACAGGAATTTGCGAAGCCCGGCGCCGCCATTGGCACCCTTCCAACACTCCACCTTGTACTCGCAGTACGAGCACGTGGTGCCTAGTTTCATGTTCTTGCCCATCGGTACGCTAGGAAGATGAGTACCAAGG